GCCGAGGTGCCGTGCGCGGTATCGGGGATGGGCGAGAAGGAGCAGGCGGCGGCGATGCTGTCGGAGAACATGCACCGTGGCGGGCTGGACCTGCAGGAGCAGTCGGCGGGCATGCAGCTTATGATCGACCTGGGCGCGACGGTGGACGAGGTGTCGGCGGGTACGGGCATGTCAAAAAAGTCGGTGAAAAAGCGGCTGTCGCTGGCGAAACTGGACCAGGCGGAGCTGGCGAAGTCGGTGGCGCGCGGCGGGACTCTGGAGGACTATGCGGCCGTGGCGGCGCTCGAGAGCCCGGAGGCGCGGGCTGCCGCGCTCAGTTGGGTCGGGACCCCGAACTTCAACTGGAAGCTCATGGAGGAGAAGAAGTCGGAGGCGAGGGCAAAAAACAAGCCAAAGCTGCTGGCGGCGCTGTCGGAGTTCGCGGAGGCGCTGGCGGAGGCGCCCCATGCGGAGTACGAGCTCGTGCGGAACCTTAACGCGAATGTCGACGGGCACGTATTCCCGGAGGACGCGGGGGAGGCAAAGTACTACTATGTGGACCAGGGCGAATATTTAGCCCTGTACGTCAAGCGCGGCGAGGCGGAAACGGAAGCGGCCCTGGCAAAAGTGGCGGAGCGGGAAGCTCCGGGAGCGCGCATGGAGCGGCTGCGGGCGCTCGCGGAGCAGGCCTTTGATCTGCGCGCCGAATTCATAAAGGGCTGGCACGGCAGCGAGGGCGCGTTCAAATACAAAGGTCACGCCGCCAGAATGGCGGGCTCGGCGCTGCTCCTCCCGACTGATATAAACGAAGAGGCCTTCCGGGCGGTGTTCGGCATAAAGGACAAGTTCCGCAAAAGCTGGGAGCCGCCCGAAAAAGGGCAGCGCTGCGCTGAGGCCGCGCAGGCGAGGCTGGCCGCCTGGACGAGCAGGCCGGACGAATGGTGGCTCGCCGTCGGCGCGTACGTCCGGCTCGAACCCGGCGCGGCGCGGTTGTGGGACTCCGACGGCGCCTTCGACGGTGCGAACCGAGGAAAAAGCCTCGAAGCGCTGCTGCTGCTCTACGAGCGGCTGGAACACCTTGGCTACGACGCGAGCGACGAGGAGAACGCGCTGCTAAATGGGACGCACGAGGCGTACCTGAAAGCGGACGCGGCGCCCGGGGATGACTGATGCGCGGGGCGGGAACGCGGAATGCGGGAAAGCGGCTGCGGCCGATGGGAAGGGGCTTGATCCAAGTGGCGCGAGAAGACAGTTATTGCAGGTACTGCAAAAAGACGCTCATAACATATATCAGGACGGAAAACGGCGAATGGATGCCCTGCAACGCGGCACGGGTGGACTTCGCGCCGGACGAGGCGGGCACGGACCGCGTCTACCTCGGCGACCGCGAGCCGGCGGTGGGCTACATACTCACCGCGCCGGCGGAGGGCAGCAAAAAGGCGTACCGGCCGCACTGGCCGGAGTGCCCGACCGCGAAGGCGGCGCGGAGGCATACCCCGGCGAAACCGGCGGCGCGGCGGGCGGCCAAAAAGCCGGCGGCGCAGCGGGCATCCAAAAATCAGGCGGCGCCGCCCGAGCGCCACGAGCAGCTTTGCATGTACCCGCCGGAGCGCGTAAGGCTGAAAGAGCGCCACCCGTACTTTGAGGAGTGAAGGGGGCGATGCGCATGAAAGCGACCCGCGAAGCGGTGGACGAGGCGCTGCGGCTGCTAGGGTACAAATCGGAGCGCTGCTGCCTGCAGACGGCCGGGCTGCCGGCCAATCGGCGATCCAAAGAACCGCCGCATGGCGCGCGCACCCGGGCGCGCCGCCCCGAGCGGCATGAGCCGGGATTCGGCATAAAGTAGGGGGTACCATGAAAGGATACAAGATGTTCGGCCCGGACTGGAAGTGCCGGGGCAAGCAATACAATGTAGGCGAGACATTCGAGGAGGACTTAGACCCGGTCGCCTGCAGTGACGGTATGCATTTCTGCAAAAAAGCAGCGGACTGCTTCCACTATTACGCATTCGAGCCCGCGAACAAGGTCGCCGAGATTATAGCGCACGGCGACATAGCGGAGGACGGGGACAAGTGCGCGACTAACAAGCTGGAGATAGTGCGCGAAATCCCTTGGCACGAGCTGCTAGATATCGTCAACACCGGCCACGGGAACACCGGCATCGGGAACACAGGCGACCTTAACACAGGCGACTTGAACACCAGCTTCGGTAACACCGGCGACTGGAACAGCGGCGACTGGAACAGCGGCGACTGGAACAGCGGCGACCGTAACACCGGAAACCATAACACTGGAAACCGTAACACTGGAAACTGTAATACCGGAGACTGGAACGCTGCATCATGTTCAACGGGATGCTTCAACACCGAAGACCCCAAACTGATGTTTTTCGACCTGCCGACGGACATGACGATGGAGGAATGGCGCGACTCCCCGGCTTGCGCGATTATGAGCCGGGTCAAGACCATCACCACCGAGTGGATATGCTCTGAGGATATGTCCGCAGAGAAAAAAGAGGCGAACCCAAGCCGCGAGACCACTGGCGGGTACCTGAAAGAAATCGACGGGAATGAACTCGGACAAGAGTGGTGGGGCAAGCTGACGGACGAGGATAAGAATATCGTCAAGGGCATTCCTAACTTCGACGCAACCAAGTTCAAGCTGATAATCGGGGTGGACGTGGAAGAGGGCAAAAATGGAGAGGAATAGCCATTTTTTGGTGGCAGGCGGTGAACCATGGCACCCACGACGGGGGAACTGACAAAAACGGAGCGAAAGGAACGGGAAAAAATGGCAAAGACTGCAAGCAACGGCAACAAGGACAACAAAGAAAAAAACGAAGCGCTGTACGAGGAGCTGGCGGCGCTGCTGGACAGGCACGGGCGCGGGGCGAGGAGCGGGACGCCGGAGTTCATTCTGGCGTCGTACCTGATGGGCTGCCTGGAAGCCTACGAGGAGGCGGCGACCGCAAGCGGTCGTTACTGCCGTGTGAAGGAGGGCGGGCCATGATGGAGGAGCTTGACAATGACATAAAAAACGCGATGCTCCGCGAGCACGAGCGGTCCTGCGCGGAGCATGGCGAGCGGCACGCGAGCAGGCACGAGGGCTTCGCGGTGATCCTCGAGGAGTACGAGGAGGCACTGGGGGCGCAGGCCGCCTACAAAAAGAGCATCAAGGCATGGTGGGGGGACATCAAAACCAACGCGGAGGACGCGGAATGGCAGCTCGGCCAGATGACGGCGCAGGCGCTGCTGGCAGCGGCTGCGTGGGCGCGGGTGGCGGCGATGTGCCATAAGGCGGTCAAGGGCGGGCCGTAGGCACTGGCGCGGGCGTTTGCGGAGCGGCCGGCGTGGTGGCGCCGGCCGCTGGGCAAAACCCCGTGGCGGGGCATATACAATATAAATCACACGCGCGCATGCGCGGACGCGGGCTTGTAACCAATATTAACTTGACGACCAAGGGGGCGGACCGGGCTTGTACAAGGGGAGATTCTTCGTCAGGGAGCAGGTGTGGATCTGCGGCGGGTACATGGACGCGGACATATTCCCCGTGTACCAGAAGGCGGGGAAGAGGCGCGGCAGGTGCAAGCCGACCAGCGAGGTCCAGAAAAGCCTGAACCAGCGCAACTCGTCGAAAAAGGCGACGAGGCTCGCGCACCTGAACTTCGGCCCGGCCGACATCGCCCTGCACCTCACCTACCGCGAGCCTCCCGAGAGCCCCGAGCGGGCGCAGAGGGACCTGCAGAACTTCCTTCGCAGGGTGAAGCGGCAAAGGGCGAAAGAGGGGCTGCCGCCGCTCAAGTACATGACGGTGACGGAGGTGGGCGGGAACGGCAGGGCGCACCACCACGCCATCATGTCGGGCGGGATGAGCCGGGACGCGCTGGAGGGGCTATGGGGGAAAGGGTACGCCAACAGCAAGCGTCTCCAGTTCGGGCCGGACGGGATAGCGGGGCTGACGAAATACGTAACAAAGGGTCGGCAGTTCTACAAGCGGTGGAACCAGAGCCGGAACCTCGCGAAGCCGGAGCCGGTGGAAAGCGTGCTGACGGCGCGCGAAGCGAAAGAGATAGCGGCCGATCTGGAGGGGAAGAAGCGGCGCGGCTGCCTCGACGCGAGATACCCGGGCTGGGAGCTGACCGACGCGACGTGCGAGCGGAACGCGGTGAACGGCGGGGTCTACATACGGCTGGAGATGCGCAGACAGGAATGAGCGGGCGGAGGACATCATGCAACGACGGGAGGCGATGGCTACTGGCGGCGCAGGCATTCACTAAAGAGACCCTCGACAAGGTGGCGGAGGAGCTCAGGGGCTACTTCCGGCGGAAATCGGCGCCGAGGCTGAGCCACGCCGAGGCGCGGGCCCTGATAGACCACGCCGGGTCGCCCGCGCCAAGGTGGTCGTCGGGCGGCGAGCAGGCGCTGCTCCAGCCGCGCGTCACCGGCGGCGGGCCTAGGCGGCCGACGGACGGCGAGATAGAGGGGATAGTCCAGCGGGCGGCGGCGCGGAGCGCGCCAAGCGAATGGGACGAGGTGTTCGACGAGCTGATGACGAGGCATCCCAGCGGCAGCCTGGAAAAGAGGCTGATCCTCATGTCGTTCAGGGACGGCCACGGGTACTCCGCCATATGCGAGGAGCTGGCGATCGGGCCGACGACATATTTCGCTCACCGCCGCGGCATATTGGGCCAGGCGGCGGTCATAGCGGTCGAAAAAGGGGCCTTGAAGCCTTGAAAACACTTGATTCCCATTTCGGTAGTTACAATTGCTTTTTCCCGTGCTAAGATGTCAGCATGAAAGAATGCGGCCCGACGGCGGGCGGAGGGGCGGCGGCGAAAGATGGCGAACGGCGGCAGTCACGGCAAGGCCAAGTGCGGCGCGGGCCACCACCGGCAACGGCGGTCATGAGGAAAAGCTGCGGGCGCTGCGGCAGGACGCACGAAATGGGCGGCGCGTGCCCAGCGAAGCCTCCGGCGGGGCGGCGCGGCGCGAAAGGGACGCGGGCGTCCAGGTTCAGGAACACGTCCGCATGGCGCAGGGCGCGCTCGGAGATCCAAGAGCGCGACGGCTATCTGTGCAAACTGTGCGCCCACGAGGGGCGCATAACATACGAGGGGCTGGAGACGCACCACATCGCGCCGCTCGCCAAGCGGTTCGACCTGAGGCTGGAGGGCGGAAACCTCGTGGCGCTGTGCGGCTCATGCCATGAAAAGGCGGATCGCGGCGCGGTGCCGCGGGCGCTCCTGACCATGCTGGCGGCGAAGGAAGTCCCCCCCCTGCCTCCAAGTGGGCGAGCGGGCGGGCGGGCCGACACCAACAAGCGGAGGTCCGTACGCAAATAATTCCGAAAATGCGTTCGCGCCCGTGTGCGCTCGTGGGCGCATGGCGCTGGCGCGCGTGGGGGTACATTTGACGCGGAAAGCCCAGCATCGGCGGCCACCCGTGCGCGAAAGCCGCGAAAACACCCGAAAAAAACAAGAAATTGCAGAAAAAACGTCGCGAAAGCGGCGTTTTCCCATATCCGGGGGGTGGCGACGATGGCAAGGCCGGCGAAAGCAACGAAGCTGCTCAGCGGCCACGCGACGAAGGACGAAATAGCGGCCCGGGAGGCGGCGGAGTCCAAGCTGCGCGGCCCCTGCGGCAAGATAGTTGCCCCCGGCTGGCTGAGCAGGGAGCAGAAAAAGATATTCAACTTCGTGGTCCGGGAGCTGTCGGCCAGCGAGATACTGGGCAGCCTCGACGTGTACGTGCTGACGCAGTTCGCGGTGGCGACGGAGCGGATGTTCGACCTCGAGCGGATGATAAACGAGGAGGGCTGCGGCACGGCGCTGGGCAAGGACCTGATCTTCGCCCGGAACTCCTACGTCAAGGACTTCTGGCGCGGCGCGAACGAGCTGTCGCTGAGCCCCCAGGCTAGGGCGAAGATAGGGACGCTTTCGCTGGCGAGGATGGATGAGGAGAGCGACCCGCTAAAGAAGCTGCTCGCGGGGAAGGGGTAGCCGATGGACAAGGACCACCCGGCCTACAGATACGCCGCCGACGCGGCGGCGAAGCGGGCGAACGCGCCGAAGTACGTGAGGCTGCAGGCGCGGGAGTTCCGCGAGATAGCCAATGGCCGGGACGGGAAATACATGGTCGACGACGGCCGCGCCGAGCTGATAGGCGAGATACTCAAGCTGGTCGTGATGCCCAAAGGGCTAAAGCGGGGGCGGACCCTGCACGAGTGCCTCGGCGGGTTCCAATGGCTCTTTATTATAGCCGTCCTGTGCGTCGTGCACAGGGCCGAGCCGGAGAAACGGCGGTACACGACGGCGATACTGGAGATAGCCCGGAAGAACGGAAAGACGTTCCTGGTCGCCGCGTTGTTCATACTGCTCATGCTGCTCGAGCCGCAGTTCTCGCGGTTCTACTCGGTGGCGCCGGACGGTTCGCTGTCGCGCGAGATCCAGACGGCGCTCCGGGAGCTCATAGCGTGCAGCCCCGCGCTGGCGGACAAGTTCAAGATGCGCCGGGACGACATACTGTGCCATCTGACGTCGAGCCAGTTCTTCCCGCTCAACTACTCGAACAGCCGGCTCGACGGGAAGCTGCCAAACGTGTTCGTGGCCGACGAGGTGGGAGCTCTGCCGAACAACTACGCGGTGGAGGCGATGCGTGGCGGCCAGCTCACAGTGCTAAACAAGCTCGGGTGCATCATATCGACTAAGTACCCGACGATAGACAACCCGTTCGAGGACGAGGTGGACGCGGCGAAGAAGGCGCTAGACGGCACCCAACCGGACGAGACGCTCTTCGCGCTGCTCTACGAGCCGGACGACACAAAGCGGTGGATGACCAACGACAGGGCCATCAAGCAGGCAAACCCGCTCGCGCTGGAGATCCCCCAGATAATGGAGGATCTGCTGAACAAGCGCCGCGCCGCCATATTCCAGCCAAAAAGGCGCGAGTACTTCGTCACGAAGCACTGCAACATCATCTACCAGGGCATCGGCACGGAGACCTACATCCCAGCGGACGACGTGCGGAAATGCAGGGCGGAGGAGCCCATAAACTGGACGGGGCGGCGCGTCTGGCTGGCGGCGGACCTGTCGATGACTACCGACAACTGCGCGGTGGCGATGGTCGCGGAGAGCGACGGGGGCGCGCTGGCGCGGGTGATGGGGTTCTTCCCCGAGGGCAAAATGGAGGAAAAGAGCGCGGAGGAGCGGGTCGGGTACCGAGAGCTGTGCGAGGCGGGGTGCTGCACGGCCTGCGGCGACGCGACTGTGGACTACGGCACGATAGAGGACTACGTGCTCGGCGTGGAGAAGGAGTTCGGCGTCGAGGTGGTGTCAATCGGCGTCGACAGGTACAACGCGCTCTCATCGGCGCAGAAATGGGAGCGGGCGGGGCGCGACGTCGTCATAATCAGGCAGCACTCGGACACGTTGCACCCTCCGACCAAGCTGCTCGAGGAGCTGGTGCTGGGGGAGCGGTTCAAGTACGACGTCAACGAACTTCTCGAGATAAACTTCCAAAACGCCCGCTGCGCCCATGACACGAACAAAAACAAGTACGTGTCGAAAAAGCGATCGCGGGGCAAGGTGGACATGGTGGTCGCGCTCATAAACGCGGTCTACCTGATGCAGCAGGACGCGCTGTTCGAGCAGGCGGACGACTGGGCGGTGCTATAGGGGGTGCCATAATGGGGCTGAGGTCGAGGATATCGGGATGGGCGTCGAAGGCCAGCGCGGGCGGCGCCGCCGGCGAGGGCGCGGAGCTGCGACTGCTGGACACCATGGAGCCGCCATTGGACCCGCTGCTGGTCGCGATTCTGCGGCAGGACCAGATAACGAGGGAGCAGGCGATGGACATACCAGCCTTCGCGGGCTGCGTGAGGTTCATATCGGAGACCGTCGCGGGGCTGCCCGTGAGGCTCCACCGGAAAATCGGGGGCGAGGTCGGGGAGCTGGTCGGCGACCCACGGACGGGGCTGCTCAACGGCGACACCGGCGACCTGCTCAACGGCTGGCAGCTCAAGCAGTCGCTGGCGGCGGACATCGTCATAGAGGGCGGCGGCTACGCTTACATACGCCGGTCGCTCAACGAGGCGCGGAGCATCCACTACGTGGAGCGGCGGCACATATCGTTCCTCCCTGGCGTGGACCCGATACGCAAGAACTGCGGCATAACCGTCAACGGCGCGAGGCACAGCGAGCACAATTTCATAAAGGCGACGCGCAGGACCGCCGACGGGGTGCGGGGCGTGGGCATCCTCCAGGAAAACCAGCTCGCGCTCGCCCTTGCGTACAACACCATGAAATACGAGAACCTGCTGACAAAGACGGGCGGGAACAGGCGCGGCTTCATAAAGTCGGACAAAAAGATTGACCAGAAAGCACTCGACAAGCTGCAGGAAAAATGGGAAAAGTACTTTGCAAAGGATAGCGCCACTGTGATGGTGCTAAACTCAGGCCTGAGCTTCCAGGAGACTTCGGCCACCTCAGTGGAGATGCAGCTGAGCGAGCGGAAGAAGACGCAGACGGCCGAGATATGCGGCCTCTTCGGTGTCGCGCCGGCGGTCATAGTCGGCAGCCCGACGGAGGCGGAGCACACGGCGGCGGTCAAGTCCGCCGTGCTGCCCGTGATAGCGAGCATGGAGGCGGCGCTGAACCAGGCGCTGCTGCTCGAGTCGGAGAAGCCCGACCACTATTTCAGGTTCGACACGAAGGAGCTGCTCAGGGGCTCGATAGAGTCGCGCTTCAGGGCGTACAGCGACGCGATAGGCTGCAACCTCCTCCAGATAGACGAGGCCCGCGCCATGGAGGACCTGCCCCCGCTGGGGCTGACCTTCGTCAAGCTCGGCCTCCAGGACGTGCTGTACGACCCGGAGAAAAAAACGTTCTTCATCCCAAACATGAACGCGGGCGGCGGCTTCGACGGCGCCGCCGCGCCCATGGGCGAGGAGCGGTCAAACGGCTACATACAGGACCCAAAAACGGGGCAGATGATGGGCAGCAGGCCGGGCGGCGGCGCGAAGCCGTTCAACGAGCTGATGGGCCCCGAATACACGGGGGTCAAAGGGCAGGCCGCCATCGACAAGCTGCTGGAGGAAAAGCAGGGGCATGTCAAGGGGGCTTTCCAAAGAAAAGGCATCGGGGATATAGACTTGATCTGGGGCGATGACACCGTCGGCATCCAGCACATCATAAAAAGCAGAAACGCGGAAGGCTTCGACGGCGAGAGCTTTCTGCACGATATCCCGAGCATAATACGCAACGGAAAGATGAGCATGCAAAAAAATGGCAGGTTTTCCATTGATTTTGGCGACAAGCACGTAATAATAGCCTCGCAACTCCGCGATGGCAAAATTGTTTACGTGATGACGGCATACATCGACTATTGAGCATAACAAAACAGCAGAGATTCTGGAAGGTTTCGACACTAATCCAGAGTTGAAAGCGAGCAGCCCTTTATTCCCTCGCTTCTCGGCTGTTTGTTGCTGCCATTATAGCAAAAAGGCGGCAAAAATGCAAGCAAAACAACAAAAAACCCATAAATTGGAGGAGGTGAGAGGGGAATGAGCCTTAGGATAGAAGTGAGGGCGGACCACGTGCTGCTGGACGGGTACGTGAACGCGGCGGGGCGGGACAGCAACGCGATCCCGGACCGGCGGGGCGAATTCGTGGAGCAGGTGATGCCGGGCGCTTTCGGGCGGGCGCTCGGGCGGGGCAACCCGGTCGAGCTGATGCTGAACCACACGCGCGCGCTCGGCAGCACGTCGGACGGCTCGCTGAGCCTCGCGGAGGACAGCATAGGGCTGCGGGCGCGGGCGAAGGTGACGGACGCGGAAGTGGTGAAAAAGGCGCGGGAAAAGAGGCTGACCGGCTGGTCGTTCGGGTTCCGGAGGCCGGTGGACGAATGGGAGGAGCGAGAAGGGGCGCCGCCGAGGCGGTACCTGAAGGACTTCGAGCTGACGGAAGTGACGATACTGGACGACGCGAAGCGTCCCGCGTACATCGCGACGACGATCGAGGTGCGCGACGGGCATGGCGACGCGCCGGAGTACGACATCGAGGAGGCGCCGCCGGAGAAACCGGACGCGCCGCCAAACGACGCGCAAGCGGAGCTGATGCGCAGAAGGGCGCGGAGGCTAAGGCTGGGCTAGTGGACAAAAAGGGACAAAAGCGTACGCAAAGGGACAAAATAAAAAAACGGAGGAAAGCGAAATGAACAAAAAGAAGCTAATAGAAAGGCGCAACGCGCTGCTGGCGGAGATGGACGCGATTATAGCGGCCTGCGGCGAGGGCGGGGAGACAAGGGCGTTCACGGACGCGGATACGACGCGGTTCGGCGAGCTCGACGCGGAGATCACCGCGCTCGGCGCCCAGATATCGGCGATCGAGACGCGGGAGCGGCTCGAACAGGACACGGCGGCGGCCAGCGAAGGCGGGGGGAACGGCGAAAGCGGGGGCGGGGGGGGAGGCAGCGACGGCGGGGGGGCGG